ACAAGATAGTATCTTGTTTCAGGATTCTCATAAAATAATGGTTTGTACTTGTCTAAGAGTCTGATTTTATCCATTCAATGATAGGAGCTATCTTATCACCTCCGCTTGTATGGTCATTTGCCATTCGGTCAGTCCAACCCATATTCTTAAGAGCAAATATTACTCCGGTTGGATTGTTCTCATAAATAGCCCGTTCCTCATAGATTGACTCTACTTTATTTCTGGCATTTTTTATTATGTCGAAAAACTGATCTCTTTCTTTGTAATTGTAAAGGGTTTGTCGGTCAATTCCAAGAAAAACAGCTAGTCCAGACAAAGTCCATCTATCAGTAGATTTAAAGTATTTATCTACCATTTCCTGAAGTTCTTCAGGTGTTTTCCATATCATCGGTCTACCTCCTGCCATAGGTCAAATATCAAAAAATAAATCCAATGAAAAAAAAGTATTAAAATATTTTGTCATTTACTTGCTTCGCAATTGCGAAATAAATATATTTGAATCAGTTAAACATACAGACACATGAAAACAATCTCACTTGACTCAATCCTAATCATTTTAGGCTCAGTCGCAATCTTAGCCATTAGCACAGTTTGGCTGGTGCAATTCATCACTATTAATCCTGTAATGTAATGCTAGTCTACACCAAAAAAGAATGCGCTGATTGGGTTGCTAAAAATTACCCAAACGCAACAAACAAAGATCAAATCGCATCCGATCTGGAATTTTATTGGGATGCTTACTCAAGCCTTCAGGCTGCTAAATCAATTGTCAAAGAAAAATACGGGAAACTATGAAAGGAAAGACAATCACAGTACAGGAATATGCCAAGCTATACGGATGCACGGCAAGGCGAGTACAACAGTCATTGGCTAATAACACCGGATTGACAGGAATGATAGGATGGCGCAAGGCTGGAAACACATGGCTAATAACCGTATTGATGTCATGGTACGAATCACACTTGAATTAATAATAGCTTTAGGATGTATCGTTTGCATCTTGACCGATTCAAGGTACTTGACAGCTTATTTGACATTTTACTTTATTTACCTGATTACAGACATTATCCAACACAAAACACAGACACAAAATGAAAATTACAGTAGAATCAACCGTAAAAAAGCAGGTAGAGATACCTCAGTATTTTAAGACCAACTCGCATACATGGTGGATGTTGGTAGGAAACAATGCAGTTGTAAGAGTTCACAGCTATTCTCAGGTTGCGCCGGATTTAGACCTGTTTCCAAAGATCGAGGCAATGTCACCAAATGCGATTAAGCATTATGTACAAGATAGTAAGATCGAGCCTATTTCCGAGGCTGAATTTAAGCACGCTTACATCATGGTTAGTTTGGAAATTGAAAACTTGATGAACTGATGAAGACACACTTTAAGAAGCTCCGTAACCCAGACTATTTAGGCTCATGGGATTTAGCAGACGAAAACGGTAATTTTAAAAACCGTATTCTAACCATTTCAGAAGTAAAAAAAGAAATGGTACACGATGGAAAAGGCGGAAAAGACGAATGCGTTACAGTTCACTTTTCAGAATGCAAACCAATGATTATGAACAGTACCAATTTAAAGACTATCCACAAGTCTTTAGGCACTCCATACATTGAAGATTGGGTAGGTAAAAAAATTGAAGTTTCAGTCGAACAGGTTAGGGCATTTGGAGAGGTTCACGATGCATTGAGAGTAGTTAAAGCATCATTGGAAATGAACCCTAAACACCCAAAATGGAATGCAGCAAAACAGGCTATCCAAGCAGGAACGGTAAAGATTGAAGCGATTAAGAAACAGTACAATATTTCACCGGAAAACGAATCATTACTATGTTCAAAATAAGAGCATCTGAGGTTAAGTCAATTATGACCAACCCTCAATCAAAAAACGAAACGCTTTCAAAAACCTGTAAAGCCTATTTAGAACAGTGGTGCAAGGAAAAGATTTATGGAGTTAGGAAACAGATTCAATCCAAATACCTTACAAAGGGATTAGATGTTGAAGACGTTGCGATTGACTATTATTCCGAGGTAAAGGGATTAGGATTTGTATTGAAAAACCAGGATTATTTTTCAGATGACTTTATGCATGGAACTCCTGATTTGATTCATGGTGATACAGTGTATGACTTTAAATCATCTTGGGACTGCTTTACATTCCCTTTATTCGATCAAAATCCTGATAATGGTTATGTCATGCAGTTACAAACTTACATGGCTTTAACAGGCTTAAAAAAGGCTAAGTTGGTTTATACTTTGCAAAATACGCCTGATGAATTGGTTTGGGAAGAACCGGTAGACTATTCGGGATTAAGTCCAGAACTGAGAATAAAGGAATTTGAAATTGACTACGATCCTGCATTTATTGAATCGGTTAAGGAAAGGGTTTTACTTTGCCGTGACTACATCAAAACAATTTGGAAATGAAACGCCACAAAGCAATTTTCGGAGAGGTCAGAGAAACGATCGGAAACCATTTAGATAAAGCCTTGGCAAGGTATTACCAGCAGCAAGAACACTTACAAACTAAGACACTCCATGAGCAAAACAAAAAAGGCTAATTACTATCTCCTTTGGTCTGCAATCGCTTAAGTAATGCTGGATATGTATTCAGAGTTCAAAGGATATTCAATCCATGTTCCAAGCGTTCAAAATAAGCTAATGAACCTTAAAACAGATTTAGAAAGGAACTCCAAGCGAATCCATGATATGTACGGAAAAGACCAAACCGGTCAAGAACAACTACAATTCTTTAGGATTGTAAATATCATTGAAAAGCTAATGGATGCAGCACCTAACATGGATCAGTTTAGTGAAAGGTTAGGCATAATTGAGAAAGGATTAAACGGGGAATACACCCTTATTGAAGAGTCAGAATTTAACAAACTTATAAAACAGACAGATGAAAGCAGAACGCCAGAAACAGATGCAAACGGTTAAGGTACTTTTTGAAGCAGGACTAAAACCAAGAGAGATAGCAGAAAAGATTGACCTATCAGTAAACATTGTATTGAAGATGATTTACGAACGGTTAAAGCTGAAACGAGGGATATACGAATACAAGCGAGTTAGTACATTTAAACACGCTTTCACTCAAGACCAGGTTAACCGAATCTTGCACCTGCATAAGTGGGGATATTCAGCGCATGAGATTCATGAAGAAATACGAGGTAAAGTCAGTCACATAGAACGAATCATTCGAGATGCCCAAGTTGAGCGAAGACTTACAGAGTCGGATAATTGACCTTTGGAGGGATAGACTTAACCCAAAACAGATAGCGATCCGGTTAAACTTGACATACGGTCAGGTTTATTACCAGCTTAAGAAGAGGTGTTTGGTGGATTAATTACACATTGAGTCTAAATATTACACGTTTACTACACATTGAGTAAATAAACTGTAATACAAAAAAGCCCTATTCAAACGAATAGGGCTATATTTTGGCTAAATATTACACATTTACACATTGAAAAGCATTTTTTCCGTCAAAAGTATGAATTCAAAAAAATCACATTTCTATATATATATAGGGGAGGCACTCAAACTGTAATCTGTAATAACTGCCAAAAAAAAGAATAGAAGCGGTTTTAATGAATTTCAATGTGTAATCAATGTGTAATTTGACAATTTCAATGTGTAATTTGACAAGGGAAGTTTAAAATAATAAATTAGAACTATGGAAGAAATTTTAAAACGAGGCTTTATTCCTGTTAAGGATTTTGCCGATCAAAGAGGGATAACAGTCCAAGCTGTATATCAAGGAATCAAATCAGGTAGGTATCAATCAAAAAAAATTGGTACTTATACTTTGGTTAAAGATTGATTTTTTATCTCTAATTCATTTAAAATATGAAAGTTACTATCTATAAGGACATTAACGAAACAAGGAACGGTTTTTACCGAAATGTTGAACACATCTTTAACCGAATTAAAAACGGAGATTCTAAATCAACTATTGAAAAACTCCGATCTGAACCGATTGAAGAAAAGCAGCGAAAGATTAAAAATACTTTGCCTTCAATTTTGTTTCAGGGAATTTTCAGGGAAAGGGAAGATAACGGACTAAAAGAGTTTTCTGGATTAATGGTTTTGGACTTTGATAAGTTTGAATCATTTGAAAAGGCTGTAGAATTTAGAGATACTATTTTCTTAGACTCACACGTTTTCGCCTCATTTATTAGCCCTAGGGGAAATGGAGTAAAAGTCCTGATCAAGATTCCAAATGAGCCAGATAATTATAAGCTATACTTTGCAGGGGCAAGGACTTACTTTGATTCTGAAAATTGGGATAACATTGGTAGCAATATATCAAGAGTATGCTTTGAGTCTTATGATCCCGAAATAAAGATCAGGATAGAATCAAATGTCTTTACCTACAAAGAAGAACCTGAACTTACTGAGATAGGAACTTATGATGCTATAATCCCTATTCAAAGCGATAACAGGATAATTGAAAACCTTTTAAAGTGGTGGAAGGCAAAGTTCGGATTTGTAGAAGGCCAACGGAATAACAACCTGTTTATTTTAGCCAGTGCATTGAATGAGTTTGGAATTTCAAAAACTGAAGCTGAATCTGTTTTAATTCAGTTTCAGGACTCAAGTTTTAAAAAGTCAGAGATTGACCAGCTTTTAAGATCGGCCTACAAAAAGACTGAAAAACACGGAACTAAATTCTTTGAAGATAACACGGCAAAATTTAGAGTTGAAAAGCAAATTCGATCAGGAAAGACTTTAAAGGAAATACAATCAGAAATCAATGACATTCCAAAAGAGGCAATAAAAAAGGCTTATGAAACATTTAAAGAAAGCCCAAATATCAATGAGTTTTGGGATTATGACAAAAACGGAAATGTAAAGCTATTGCCTCATAAATTTAAGTTTTGGCTAGAGCAAAACAGTTTTGCTAAATATTTTCCAACCGATTCAAAGACATTTACTTTTGTCCACATTGAGCAAAACCAGGTAGAAGAAACAAACGAAAAACGAATTAAGGACTATGTTTTAAAAGACCTATTGGCACGTCCTAATATTGGATTTAAGCCATATGACTACATGGCAGCAAGTTCTAAGTTTTTTACAATTGACTTCCTTTCAATGCTTGACAGTGCCGAAATCGAAATAAAGGAAGACACCAAAGAAGAATGTTTTTTGTACTTCCAAAACTTAGTGGTGTCGGTTAGCGAAAATGAAGTAAAAGAAATTGACTATTTTAATGTCGATGGCTATGTTTGGAAAAACAGGATAATAGACCGAAACTTTAAAAAAGCAGACCACCACGAGGCAGTATTTAGGAGATTCATTTGGTTAATATCAGGTCAGGATGTCAAGAGATACAATACCTTTAAATCTTTGATTGGGTATTTGCTTCATTCGTTTAAGACCAGCGCAAACAACAAAGCTGTAATTATGAATGACTCCGTAATATCTGAGAATCCAAACGGGGGATCAGGAAAGGGAGTATTCTGGAATGCTTTGAGCCATTTGAAAAGAGTTTCAAGTATTGATGGCAAAACCTTTGATTTTAACAAGTCATTTGCCTATCAAACAGTTTCTACCGATTGTCAGCTATTGGTATTTGATGACGTAAAAAAGAATTTTGATTTTGAAAGGCTTTTTAGCTTAATTACTGAGGGAATCACGATTGAATACAAAGGTCAGGATGCAATTAAATTGCCAGTATCAAAAAGCCCGAAACTAATCATAACCACAAATTACACTGTAGGTGGAGTTGGAGGATCGTTTGAAAGACGAAAGTTTGAAGTAGAATTAAGCAGCTACTTTGGATCACACCACACCCCATTGGATGAGTTTGGGCATTTGCTTTTTGACGATTGGGATGAGATGGAATGGGCTAGGTTTGACAATTACATGATTAATTGCATTCAGTATTTTCTGGAAAACGGATTGATTGAGAATGATTTTGATAATATTGAAACTCGAAAATTCATTAAGAATACCAGCTTTGAATTTTACGAATGGACTCAAAACCAAGATGTTTTTGGATTTAATCAAAGATTGAGCAAAGCAGCGTTTCACAAAAAGATGCAGGAAGAATATCCTGACTTGTCTTGGGTTACTCAAAAGAGATTTAAAGGATGGCTAGAACACTATTGCAAGTTCAATGGGTACGAATATAAAGAAGGAGTTGACAATTTGATAGGCCGATACTTTGAGATACTCAACAAAAACGAAAGCAATTTATTACAGCAAAACGAATTGGAATTTTAAACAATGAAAAAATGAACTTAGAAGATTTAAGATCGCAGGTTAATTCTGCAAAAGTATTGACCATTTATGAAAGGCTAGATTTACTTATAAAAATTGAATCAGTTACAAAACTTCAATTTATTGAGGAGGCTATTGATAATCTAAACAAAGATTTTGTAAGTCAATCAAATGATCAATTTTCTATTTTAGAAGATATTAGAAATACCATACTTAATAAATAAATGCTAGACATCCTAAACGAAGTAATAGAAATACCTTTTGACTTATTTTGGAATAAGTTTGTAGAAAAAGGAGGATTGGACTTGTACAAGCATCAGGCCGGTGCGGTTTGGTTTGCTATGGACAAAGACCAAAGAGAAGCAGCTTTTGAGGACATTGCAAGCTGTCAGGAATTGAATGATATTTTTGCGGTTAGTTATTTAAAAAGTTTCATGTGAAAATACTTGTAGCTTGTGAGGAAAGCCAGGCAGTAACCATTGAACTTAGAAGGTTAGGGTATGATGCTTATAGTTGTGACCTGCAAGACTGTTCAGGCGGTTATCCTGAATGGCATATTAAGGGAGATGTTTTAGATCAACTTGGCAAAGGTTGGGATATGATGATAGCACATCCAACTTGTACCTATTTGACTAATTCCGGAGTAAGATGGCTATGGAATAAGGACGGAAGTAAAAACGAATTAAGATGGAAACAAATGAGAGAAAGCGCAAAGTTTTTTAACAAATTACTAAACGCCCAAATTCCTTTGATAGCTATTGAAAATCCTATTCCTCATAAATATGCAGTTGAATTAATTGGCAGAAAATACGATCAATGCATACAGCCTTACCAATTTGGACATACAGAAAGTAAGGCTACTTGTTTTTGGTTAAAAGGACTACCAAAATTAATACCGACTTATAATGTTAAGCATATTTGGAAATCACTTCCAAAAAATGAATCTCAAAGAATACACTTTTTGCCTCCTGGGCCTGAAAGAGCAAAACTAAGATCAAAGACTTTTTCAGGAATAGCCAAAGCAATGGCAGAACAGTGGACAAATGTAAAACAGTTGACTATATTCCAATGACCCCACTCGACCTACTCAAACAACTCAAACAAACTGAACAGCGCAAGCTATACCCGAACGTTCCTGAGTATGCAATGAAGCCAGTTAAGTATGAGGATAAGACTGCAAACGGGTTAACTCGATGCGTTGTAGACTTCCTAAACCTATCCGGCAACATGGCAGAAAGAACAGGCAATGAAGGTCGAGTAATAGACAATCGGAATACCTATACTGACACGGTTGGATTTACAAAGACAATCGGAACGGTTAAACGGATTCCATCTTCAGGCACAAAAGGAACAAGCGACATTAAAGCGACAATCGGAGGCAGGATGGTAGCGATTGAGGTCAAGATAGGAAATGACCGACAATCGGAAACACAAAAGCAATACCAGGAACGGATTGAGAAGGCAGGCGGTATTTACTGGATTGTAAAAAGTTTTGAAGATTTCCATCAAAAATACACTTCATTATTAGGATAATAAAATACTTTAAATCATATTTGAATCAGTTAAACAGACACGAAAAATGACAGACCTAGAACTAAAGATTAAAGCTTATGAAATAGCCTTTGAAATCTGTAAAACGAATAAAAGTAGTAAAAATTAGGCCACGAGGTAAAATTGAAATTATTCAAGGAGAAAAATGGTGGTTTGCAAATGTTCCTGTAAAAATGAACCCAAGCAGACTGGAATACGGATCAGAATTGATTGCTTATAAATTACTAAATCCAAAGGAAAAATACATTAACCGGATAAAAAAATGGGAACAAAGGAAAAATTAAAAGCATCGTTAATATTATTTATTTTTGTTCAATCAATAATTTCATTAGTTTTTTTATCAAATTTAATTTTTCAATATGATAAAAATTTAATTGGTAATGAGTTTTATTTTTGTGCTTTATCTTCTGTTTTTACTTTTATTTTTGCTTTTGTTACGGTGTTTTTGTTACACCAATTATTGATGAAAATTTCTGACTTTACTGATAAAATTATACCATAATATGAACGAATTAATAAGATATTGTCAAGTCGTAGAAATGACAGACGAAGAAAAAATAGCCATGTATTCAAAGCTTACAAAAAAGCAGTTGATTGTAATGTTGATGGAGTCAAATAAGCATTTGAATTATTTGGTTGAGGTTTATAATGGTTTACATACTGTTACAAGCACAGATATACCAACAGAAAATCCTGTTAAACCTTGGCATTTTAACTATCCATGATCAATAACTGGTGGTGGTGGACTAAAGATGAAAATGAGTAAAAGAATAAAATGACTCAGTAGTTTTATCTATTGAGCATAGGGGGAATGCTTATTATTCCCCTTTTTTAAAACAAATAAAAATATGAATAAATCAATTCTATGTTTTGCTTTTCTAATCCTTTCAATACTTTGTTTTTACCTTGCATTTAATGGGTATTATTTATTAATAATTTCAGGATTTTTGTCAGCGATTGCTTTTGCAGTAATTATTTATTTAAAATGAAACAAGACCTAACTCGATCATTTAACATGGACTGCATGGAATTTATGAAGGATGTTCCATATAAGTTCTATGATTTGGCTATTGTGGATCCTCCTTATGGGATTGGAAAAAATAAGCTTCATTCCAAAAGATCACTAAGCAATGCCGGAAAATTAAAAAACCGCGCACTGAATAAACTTAACACTGAATGGGATCACGAAATACCATCAGATCAATATTTTGAGGAACTATTTAGGGTGTCTAAAAATCAAATTATTTGGGGTGGTAATTATTTTAATCTTCCACCAACAAGATGTATCGTTGCGTGGGACAAAGTTCAGCCTTGGGAAAATTTTTCTCAATGGGAAATGGGTTGGACTTCTTTTGATTTACCAGCTAGAATTTACAAGTTTGATAATAGAACAGGTGATAAAGTCCACCCCACTCAAAAACCCATCAAACTCTACGAATGGCTTTTAATCAACTACGCTAAAGAAGGAGATAAAATATTAGACACCCACGGTGGAAGTCAGTCAAGCAGGATCGCTTGCTATAATCTAGGATATGCCTTAGACATTATTGAACTTGATTATGAATATTTTGAAGCAGGAAATAAAAGATTTGAGAAACATAAACAACAACTAACTTTATTCTAAAATGGAAGAAATTTGGAAAGATATTGAAGGTTATGAAGGCATCTATCAGGTATCAAATTTAGGCCAAATTAAGAGTCTAGAAAGAACTGTTAATAATGGAACTGGGTTTAGAAAAGTTCGGGAAAGGATACTAAAACCTGTTCTTAATAACTATGGTTATCAACTAGTTTGCTTGCGTTTTAGTAATGGAAAACAAAAAAGTATTACAATTCATCGATTAGTAGCTTTTGCTTTTATCTCAATTGATAAATATCGTTTTCAAGTAAATCATAAAAATGGCATCAAAACAGACAACAGGTTAGAAAATCTTGAATGGTGTTGTCATAACGAGAACATATTGCATGCTATAAAAAAAGGGTTATCAAATCATAAGGGGTCAAATAATGAAAGTTCAAAACTGACTGAAAATGATGTTCTTGCTATTAGAAGTAGCAAGCTATCTAATAAAGAATTAGCCAAGATTTATCCGGTTAATCGGATAACAATTTGGAGCATAAAAAAAAGAAGAATTTGGAAACACATTTAAACAAAAAAAAATATGAACAATGAAAAAATTTATGTAGGGTCAGGTAAAACAAAAACAGGCAAGTTCGGAGAATTCTTCAGCGTTTCAATTTGCCTGTCTGACTTGCCTGCTGAACATATCACAACGGCAAGCAACGGTAAAAAGTACATTAACCTAAACATCAATAAGAAACAGCAACCCGACCAATACGGAAAGGATTTGAGCGTTCAGGTTGATACATGGAAGCCTGAACCGAAAGCCACCCCAATCGAAGCCCATACACCAAAGCAAACCTATCAAGCAACTGTAAGCAATGAAGGCGACACGCTACCATTCTAAAACAGAGTCCTACCACCTTGCAGTCCGCTACCGGTTAAAGTCCGGTGAGTGGTCTGCATGGCAGGATAAAGGACAAGGCGAGTGGATCGGTTTAGAACAGGTTCAGGCTCAGATTAAAATGCTTCGGAGAGCGTATGCAAATAAAAATATTCAAATACTTTTTAAGTTTGGAGAAAAGTATTTAGATTACGCTGGTAATGAGATTGGAAAGGCTATTGAATACGATATTAAATGAAAAACCAAACACCAGAACTAATTAAAGCCCGTGACAAAGTCAGGGAAGTCTTGCAGATGAAACGAGCATTCCCACGTACTCAGGTTTATATGAAGCTGATCGGCCAAAAGACGAATAACGTTAAAGATGCACCGTTGCAGGATTGGGAAGTTCAGTTTGCAAATGAATGTTTAGACAATGTCCAGGAAGTGATTGACAACTTTAGAAAGGAATTGAATGGATAAGCAACTAATCGCAAAAGCCGTTAAGGTTCATTTCGCTTGCGACAATCAAATGCGGTGCAGTGATTTAGAGGACTCAACTGAAGCTGCAAGAGCGTTTTACTTGCATCTTTGCGGTGAGGAAAGTTCGGCCTTCAATAGGCTGATTAAAACAAATCGATATAAGAACAAATTAATTTTAGTAACAAGGTACATAAACAACAAGACACAATGAACAAACTAATTCAAATCGCTATTCTTGCCGTATTGTTCGGAATGATAGCAGTACAAACGATGGCACAAAGTCCACAAGCTAGAGATCATGCCAAATTACAGCGTTCGGTTAGCTTTGAGGCACGAATGAAGTCTAATTCGGCATTCAGTATGTCCAACGCTAAAGATGCCTTAAAACAGGCTAAAAACAAGCGTAAAGAAACGGCCAAGCGTGAGCGGTATTATGCCAGAGTAGAAGCAGTTAGAAACAAGACATTGGCGGTCAAATGAAAAAGCTACTAATACTTATTTGGGTTACCGGAATAATGTTTACGCTATCGCTAATATTTAACGATGCAGAGGCGCAAACAAAAAAGGTAGGCGAAACAGTAAAGACAGCTAGTCCAGTGTTTTACTTCATTTACGAAGGCGAAGAAGGTGACGGGGCAGTCGAACTGCAAATCCATGACCGACAGCATCAATTCGTAAGCATGGGCTATGACAGGTTAAACGATCAGGCTAAAGGCAATGACCCTAAAAACCCTTTGATTAAGTTGATACAGATTCCAGAGATCGGACCGTTGGCATTTAGACAGGTTGAATCATTGGAAGAGGCTAAATTAGCAGTTGACGGAATCACAGTGATTTCGGTACGTTTAAATAAATTGAGAGAGGCAGCAAGGATTATCTATCAATGAAAATCTTTATAATCGAAAAGCCAGGTTATAAGCTAGGATATTTCAGCTTTAACAGGCTTTTGAAAGAGAATAGGCAAGTAATACCTGAACAGGTAAAAAAGTCTGATTTGCCCGTTAAAATCGCTTTTAATCAGGTATTGATTTATGAGTTAGAAGTAGATGAGAGGTTGTGAGTCACCCAAAGTAAGAAAGCCCCTAAATCAGGGGCTTTTTCTTTTAAATAATCGCATCAAAAACCAAATCGGTATCTTTACTCCTATTCTATGCTTTATGTCCTTAGAACGGCTGAAAAACGATCCTGAGAACGGGAATTTCATATTACCTTCTTAAACACCAATTGAGCGATAGCAATCGCTTCAGGAGTGGTGATTACCCCATCTGACAAAGCCTCTGCAATCTTACCGGATAATTCACGGTAGAAGATAGCCCGACCTTCTTCAGGCAAATAAAACCTAACCTTATCCAAGATGATTGAAAGCGCAATTTGCTTATCTTGTTGCGCTGCTGCTTCATTGATAATGCCCATAGCTAATGCCACCTTCAAAGCTACATCCGGAACAATTTCCTTTGCCTTTGCAAGTACCGTATCATCTGCTTTTGTTGGCGTTAACTCGACCGCAATAGATAGCAACGGA